TCGATGATGACACCATGATGTCTACGTTGGTTAGACGTGTCTTTTTCAGATATCAAATCATACTCATAAAGCTTTGTATCTTTAATTTTTTGAAGTACATTGTCATTCCACTCAACAATGTTTTCTTTGTACTTTTCAGAAGATGTCCAAATGCCTTGTGATGCTTTGACAGCCAAGAATTTATCTGTCGTATTACGTTGGGTTACGCATAAAGCACCTCCAGGTGCCGGTCTTACGTACATATTACTTGCTTTTGACGTTGCGGATACATCGAGAAATGTACCTAAAAAGCCATTTGCCCTAACATTTTTATATGACGACGTAGTACCACTTGCAGTAATTCGGACTTCTTCATCAGCCCTTAAATATAAATTACTAGATGATGAATTAGGATTATTCTGCACAAAGTCGGCATAAAGACCATTAGCTACGAGGTCACGATAAATATTGTCGTCACCTTTAGCAACTATACGGACGTTATTATCAGTACCTAGATATAAGTTAGTGATTCCATTTGGTTTAATATGGTTTGCATATACATCATTCGCCCTTAAATCACGATAAGTACCGTTAATCAATCCCTCTGACATTATTCGAAACTCACCATCAACCCCGACATATCCATTACTATTTTGTGGGAATTTAAGAGATTGCGAACGTATAGGCAAATATTTGTATGATGAAATAGAACCGTCGCTAGGTAACATTGCTCTATCAACAACCCTAGCCTCGAACCCGTCACTTGCTGCAAGGTATACGTTAGCGTTAGATGTACCCAGTGCTGCACTTTCTACTATAGATGTATCCATCGTAAAACGTTTTGAGCCGTTTGAATTGTACATTGTAATACCATCTATACCAATGTTTAATCTAGCGCCGTCAGTTCTATTCATAGTAATGGTGCCACCCTCAACATTGACTGACGCTTGATTGTCACTAGCTCTGATTGTGCGAGCCTGTATATCGATTGAATTAAGTTTATTAATAGTAGCTTGATTACTAAATAATTTATCGATATAGGCATCTTTAATCGTTGTACGTCCATTCTTTACAACTACATCACCGTCATTAATTTCAAACTTTGTAGCGTCGAATTTAATCCCTTGTGGACCGATTGAATGTGATTGAATGTTACCATTCTCATCAAATCTAAATGTCATGCCGTCAGTGGTATCATTGATAAATTCCGACACAACACGATTTAAAGTTTGACTGCTTGCGTTAAATACTTCTTTGGATACACGGTTAGAAGTACGATCTGCCTCAATCAATACTTCAGCTTTAGAGATGGATAGCTTTTGTTTTACATCATTTTCATATTCTGTTTTAGTCACAGTGTCTGATATTCTATCGGATAATTGCTTTCTTTCAGAATCTGAATGATTCAACCTTTGAATAATGCCTTGTTTGTCACTTTCAAATTGTGCAGAAGTGACATAATCCCTTAGCATTTGGTTTGTCATTTCGCGTACAGATTCATCTATTTGTTTTGATACGTCTATTTCTCCAACAAGTTTGTTATCTTCATTTACTGTCAAGCCAAGTTTTTCTGCTACATGATTTAATGCTTCATTGAATTTTTCTTCTGTATACTGTGATTGAAGTAATTTAAATTGATTATCAATCGCTATTTTCGCACGCTCAACCACATTGTATAGATTCTGCATAGCCGTTCGATAATTTAAAAATAACGTTTGTGTATCGATTAACTTACCTATTGTGGCAGTTTCATCGGTCATACTATCAAGATTGCTTTTAATGTTGTTATAAATTGATACAGTAGCGTCAAGTTTAGCATTTAATTCATCTTTCAACTCAACGTCCACTAAATACTCACTATTCATGACGTCATGCATTTCATTTAACAACTTACTATGCTGAATGGAGAGGTTAACAAAGGTATTAGTTAATTCGCTGTATAAAGCTTTTTCACGAGTGATAGCTCCTATATCTTCGGCTTTTTCTGCCGTCGCATTAATCCATTGCCCCTCCCAATATCGTCGTAATACTGCCACATCAGGATTACTTGTATCTAACCACAACATATCGTTAACTGGATTTTCTGGCGGTTCAACACCTTTGATTATTTTACGTTCGAAATATTCGAGTTTACCCTCAACCACATCAGCAACGATAGCATTAACATTGGTTAATCCATCATTTAACTTTTGACGAATATAATCGAGTTTACTTTCAAAGTATTTACGTAGCGTTTCTTCTTTATATTCGATTATATTTCCGAATGTATAGGTACAATTACCGCTTATCAAATCATGTTTAAACCCTATAACTTCAGATTCGGCATATAAACTAGGTGTAAAGTCAGGGTTTTTAATTCTAACGATATCACCAAATCTGATAATTTCATGCGGGTATTCTTTTTCAAGATCTGTAACAGATATTTCATAAGATATCGCAGCCGACTTTCGTTTATTTAACTCTGTACGTGTCAATGTACGCAAACGTTCTAGCGTCATATTGTCGTCTTCAGTTTCAGGCTCGTAAATGCCGTAAATATAACGTTGTGGAAGATTAAACTGTTGTTGCGCCTCGTCGTCGACTTCTTCAACAAATATTCTGTCGCCATTCTCTTTCTCAGGTCCAATCCCTATCAACGCTGTTTTAACTTCTGAATAATCCACTGTACGTTTAATACTTAATAAATCTTTACCATAGACGATTTCTTTGCCTTTAAATAAATGACTAGGTATTTTCATATTCACCAAACGTTGTTTAACTTCATTACCCTCAATGACAATTTCATAGTCAGGTTCAAGTTTATGATTTGTGGTTAACTGGCTAATCATTTCATATGGCGTTCTCGGTGACGTCCATGAGTTAGTCCTAATGCCACCATAATCACAATCCCCCACAGACCAATTGGTATCACGTAACACTTCGGATAATTTTTGATTTACAGTCATTTTTTCATATTTACCCGCCATAATCGGTTTCGCAGTGCTTATATCAGGTACATAAGATGCCGTACATTCAACTTGTAAATACTGACCATTTTCTTCAGCACGTTCAATAACGAACTCACGATACACGCCGTTAATGTCCTGAATAATCACTCTGTTACGTTTTTTAAAATGTTCTGCACGTTTACTTAAGACAATTAAGTCTAACAATTCACTTGATTTATCACGCTCATAATTTGCTTGTATTACCGCATTATCTGTCCTACTGATAAAGTCTACAATTTCATCGTTAAAATTTAAGATATGAATCATATTATAACCACCTATCTTGCCACTTAACTGTAGTATCGAACGTTTCAGGTGGACTTATAACAAGTTCAGTGTGACCCGTTTCTACATTGAAATAGTTTGAACCGAAGTCTTTTAATTTTAATGCATCATCGCCATTAATAGTCACGCTTTGTGCATGTGTATCGATTTGGATTAAATCACCTTGTCTTATTTCAATTGGTGTTATGTCTGACTGTTTAGGCAGTAACTCTTGTAAACTAAAACCTAATATATTTATAGCCATATAGTTTGTATGTTTAGCTGATTTACCGACATACATTCTGGCGATACGTGCAGGACGTTGATAAAACTTACCTTCATCTTTTACAACCACAACATCTTTATCGATAGGTTTTGTGCGATTCGGGTCCGTATCAATATCATACCTAAAATTAGTAATTTTAATGTCTTGTCCTTTACGTTCCAAATACATAAATACATGTGCGTTTTTAGCTCTATGATATTTAAAAGGAATCAACCTATTGTATATACGTCTAGCTTCACCATGTTCATTATAGGCATAGACAATAATACTGCTTTCGTTTTTATCGACTGCAGTATTGACATAAGTCACACTAAACATCGTTCTATTACTTTCATCGACAACATATGCGACTGCCTTACCTGTACCAACACCCGCAGATTGTCTCAACAAGATTTTAAAACGAATTCTGAAATCTTGAACCGAACTGCCTAGTGATTTATAAAGCGCTGCACCGTGCCAGTTTGTTTTGGTATTGTTACCCCATTCAGATGGATAAATACTTTCTTTTAAATCAGATAAAGCGAATTTACCACCCATGGCGTCACCACCGTCAGGCAAGTTACCAAATGTGGTGTCGTTAGGCATATACGCCCAGTTTCTCAATCCTACAGTGTTAAATTCATCATTAAATTTAAAAGGTTCAATATCCTTGTTTACACGATACGCATCTTCCGATTTGCCAATCATAAAATAGTCTTGTTCACCTTTTGCGATTAAAAAGTTGGTACTATCTTTTAACGCCCTAGCCTCAACTAAAATTGGTGTATCTGCAGTACCTGTATTAACAACACTTACTGCATCACTAATCGCAGTATTTTTATTACCTTTTGCTGAATACTTGTATGGATCTGTTAACACAACTTTCAAATTAACCACATTGATATGATTTTCAGTTTTACTGAATAACTCGATTGGTCCTTCAAAATAAGCATTCCAATACCACTCTTTAGATTTAAATTGAAGTTTCACTGATTTTTCGTAGTTAAAGAATTTAACTAACTCATTCAATATGTCATCATGTGACTTAATGCCACTGTGTGCTAAGTGGTCATTACTGATAACTAGCGGTAATTCGAAGTTGTATTCATTTAAACTACGCCCTTGATAAACG